TCACCGCCGCAGCTGAGCGCCGTCGCGCTGGCTGGCCTCGATCCGCTGCAGGATTTCGCGCATCACACGGGTATCAATGGAAAGGCTGTTGAGCGTGTTCTCGACTGCCTTCATTGACGTCGCCGCTTCGGCCGCCTGCTTCTCCACCGCCGAAATTCGAAGCTCGTGATTGTCAATCTGCCGAAGGGATACTTCGGCCGCCGTCAGGCGCTTGTCGAGGCGATCGATGGAATTCGCCTGTGAATCCTGATTGGCGTTTACTCTTTCCCAGGTCGCGCCCCACGCTATGAGGCCGCCGGCGAAGCCGAACAGGATCACGAATGTGTTGAGGTTGAATTCAAACCTCCATTTCGGAGTTGCGACCATCTTTTCGGTTTCCTGTGTTTCAGACAATCCCCTGCCCTCGTAGTGTGATGCGAGTTACTGCTGCGCCTCGCCGTGGCGGGCGCATTCCGCTTTCGTCCAAACCGCCGCCGCGCAGATGCCGACGACGGTCCGGTCTATCTTCCGCTGATCTGCCGGTGTCGCGCCGCGCGCGCCGATCAGATCAGTGCCCACCACCCGGCGCAATCCGTCGGCACTTGCCGGCGCCGAAGTCCCACATCCCTGGAGGACAAAGGTCAAAGCGAGAGCGGACATCGTCCGCAGTGCGGCCAGCTTCATTGTTCTGCCTTTCAATGGAGGTTCTGACGTCGTCGCCGCCCTGCCGGTAGATCCAGGCAACGACGGCGGCGACGATGACGACGGCGGCAATGGCCGCGATGAGGCGAGGTGTGGAGAACATCAGGCCATACCCTCGACCTGCTTTGCGACCGCCTTCCGATCGGCGTTCTTCCGCCAGTAGAGGAAGCCGGCGATGCCTCCGAACGCGACGAGGATCAGGAGAAGGTTTTGCCACGGTATGCCGCCGATCGCGGTGAGCAGCGAAGCTCCGCCGCCGATGACAGACGGCGTGATCACCTCTTTCGACTTCCACCACGGCGCATCGAGGCTGGGCGGCGTGACAGGTACCGGTACCGGCTTCTCCTCGCTTACCGGCGCGACTTTGACCTCCGGCCGCGCCGCTTCGCCCGGAGTGAGCGCCACGAGCGCCGTATGCATCGCAGCGCGCGTTTTCGGGCCGACGTCGCCGTCGACCTGCAGCCGCTGGTCAGCCTGGAACTGAAGGACGTTATCGGCACGGTAGCCGAGCAGCACGAGCGAGACCCGGGCCAGCCGGTCAAACCGATCGGACAGACCGTTCTTGCCGCCGTTGATCTTCTTCGTGATGGTTTCCGCGTCGCCCTCGTCGGCCCAGCGGTTCAGATCCCGGGTGTCCCAGTAGAACAGAGGCACCAGGCCTTCCCAAGGATCGGTGTTGACCGCATCCGGATCCTTGACGAAGTCCGGGCAGTCGAGGCCGGCCGCGCGGCACCAGTTGCGGAACTGGCGGTAGTTGTCCTTGCCGGTGAGCTGCATGCCGGTGCGGCCGCGGTAGAGATGGCCGTCGCCATCCTTCTCCGGCGTGTTGCCAAGATCGGTGCGGGTGTCGTAGCGCTGTTGCGCCGGCGTCGGGCCCCAGATCTCGCGATCGTAGCGGAAGTCTCCGCTTTCATGCATGAGCTGGGCGAAATACTGCGCGAGCCGGTGCGGCCGATCCATGCCGAACCGCTCCCCGTATCTATCCAGCGCCACAAGCACGGACGCGAGGTTGCTCTCGTTCACCCAGCCCTTTGCGGCAGCGCGAACGTGCTGAGCGGTGATGGCGCTCATTCAATTCTCCTGATTTTATTGGATGGGAGTGTGCCTGTGGCTTCAGCTCCAGGACGCAGGCGATACCCTCTTCCTCCCCGTAAGGACGAGCCCGTTAAGCCTGTTAGCTGAATGGTTGGAGGACCTGATCTGTGGTTTGCTTCTGTTAGGAGCCGCCTCATTTACGGCGGCCAGAGGCTCGTTGCTAACCGGCGGCGGGTCGACGAGCCTCGCCCAAATACTCCTGGTGGGTGCGTACAGCTGACCCGTGATCCTCGGCCGGATCGCGGGTCTTTTGTGTTTTGGAAAGCAAAAGCCCCTTCTCTTCTCATCCCCGAACATGAGTTCGAGGGCGACGGGAAGAGTTTCCCGAGCCATAATGGTCTCCTGGTTGGCGCTTGTGATAAAGGCGGATGAGCTGGATCGCCCGGCGTGGACGCTGCAAAGAGGCCTGCCCATGGAAAATAATGAAATTGACGCGGGGCACCCGGACGAATCCGATTTGCTCGATGCCCAAATGAACTCAGGAATACCGCTGATCAGGGCAGGTAGAGCGCGCCTGAGGCTCGCCCTGCCCCGTTATCGCGACAAAATCCAGAGCACCCACAGGCTAGCCTTTCAAAGCCTTTGCAGGGTCTATGAGGTCACTGCATTGATGGTCGACGAGCTCCGCAAGGAGGCTCCATGCCGTGAGGAACTGTTGGCCGAATATGAAGATATCTGCCGCGGTATCGAAGCCGATGCGGTCGCGATGCTGGACGGAGAGAAGAGCGATCGGTGGTGTTAAGACGGCCACTCGAACGCCGGCGGCTCCGCGATGAACTCCTCGACGCTCGGCTGCGAACGTTCGCCGGCGAGCACCCTTCACCAGCTCGGCCGTGGAATAGATCCACACCGCCGACCGCCAGGCGAACAACGCTGAGCGGTGATGGCGCTCATCGGTTTCTTCTGATTGGAATGTTTGAGAGTTGACTTAGCCCGAATGGGCGAATGGAAACTGCCGGCGCATTGTGGTAACGCCGCGCAGCCGTCCTGCCGTCTCGCAGCGACGGGGCGGTTAGAGGCCTGGCGCCTGCCTCCTGCGACCGGGCCTCGCCCGAGGAGCATCTGACTCAGGCGATCGAGTAGCCGCCCTCATCTATGTACTGGAACCTATCCCTAGCGAGCCCGTTCAAACCGTTTAGCTCGACGAAAAAGCGAGCGGTCGCAATGGATGTGAAAAAGGCAGGAATGGCCCGGTTGTTTTTGGCAGCCCCAGATCTGCGTGCTAGCGCGTGGATGATGAACAGCCCCGCATTTCTGAAGCTCTGCATCGCTTACGAGCGTGCGTGTCTGCGGCGCGACGTCCTTCGCTGCGCAACCGAGAAAGACGAAGACGCCCTGATTGGATGCGAAGCGGAGTGCAGAAGCCTGGAAGCTGCCGCAATCGCTTACATTCGGACACAGCGGCAGTTTTCGGGCCTTGTTTAGGTTGAGGCATTCCGATCACAACTGTCGCAACAAGTGACTCGACCAGCCCCCGATATCGTGCCCATATGGTTGAGCCGGAGCCGTCGTTCGGATCACGAAGAGGCGAACACAATGTCTTACGATTGGGACGGCAGGCAATCTCATCGAAAGAGCGTGATCAGGTTCCTCGCCGCGCTGGCGCTGCCAGCGGTATTGCTCAGTTCAGCGATTGCTGTCGCCGAATGGGCGAGAGACCCAACCGCTAAGACCGCGGCCACTGAAACGCCGGCAGCTCTGCGATAGGGATGCCCGGCTCGATGAATTTCAGGCAAGGCCAAGGTGAGCCTCAATATGGGCGAGCCGTTCGGCAAGGGCGTCCTTTTCCGACTTCAGGGCGGCAATCTCTTCTCCCTGCAGCATGTTCTTGTGAATGACGCACTGCAGCGCCGCGACGATATCGGCCGTGATCAGGCCGTAATCCATCGTTTGAAAAACCGGCGCTTCGCCCGTCTTCTCAAACACGGCGCCCGCCGCTAATGCATCGCGGCGCACGCCTTCGTTGACGACTTCCGGAACGGTGACGGTGATTGTCTGGGTGTTTCCATCCTCGTCAGTGATCTCCCGCTCGACCTCGTGCGCGGGGACGATTTCGCGACCGACGTCAACGATCTCGTCTTTCTTGCCGGTCACCGCATGAGGAACAACCTGCTGCGCCTCGTGAGCGATAAAGCCCGTTACGACGCCCTTTTCCGGAGCATTGTTCCACCGGTGGAAAACTGGGCGCAGAGCCATGATTTTAAGCTCCGCATTGTCCAGAACGTCAAACTGTTCCGGAGTCAGCGAGAACGTCACGATCGGCTGAATATCCGACTTAAGACGGTAATCCGATGTGGTGGAATAGCTGGTCCCAGTCGCGGTAACTGAGATGCCGCCTACTGATGAATTCTCGCGGTAGAACTCCTGAACGGCGCCGTCAGTAGCAAGTCTGGACTGATAAAACGGGTTATACCCCGATGCGCGCCGCCACATGCGTCCGGTCGCCGGACGCATTGCAACGCCGGTTGTGCTCCCGGTTGCAGGGTCAATCGTTGCTGTAAGCCCTACGAGGAAATCGCCGTTAGTCGGATCGAACCGGGCGCGCTCGACATTGTTTGCCTTAAATATAAGCGGGTGATCACTTACAGAACCGAGTCCAATGAAATTTACACCAGACTCATATGATCCGACAACCGAGCCTCTGTTCAGTGCAAATTGAACATAACTTCCTGCGCCGTCCAAAGATTGTGTACCGGACCAAGTATTGTTTCTGTCCTGCAGCCCGACCTTCGCCCATGAACTCCAAGTGGAACCATTGTTCCACCGCATGTACATGTTGCCGTTACTTCCCCGAATGTATACTTGCGTAATAACCGTAGCCGTGACGGCAACGACTGTGAGAGAACCTTGCGCCCCTTCGGGGGTATTCAGGGTTCCTGCATTGACACTGTAAAACCCGGTTTCCGTTGCGGTATTTGCGTCAGAGAGAGCCGTTTGCACCGTCCTGAGGCGAGCGGGCAACGCACCATTTAGTATCTCCGATGCGCCAGGGTAAGCGGGGTTTGTTATGTTCCACCAGGGATTAGGCCACGTTCCCGCAGAAGCTTCCCCCGAAAACCGAAGAAACTTCTTCGGGGAGGTTGCATCAGCTATATAGATTTCCTGAAACACCATCCCGAAACGGCGATAAACGTTCAGAACAGCTGTATATCCTGTAGCCGCCGCCCCGGATGGTCCGTTCGTCCAACTGCCTGTGATCGTATAGGTACCGGGGATGATGATCGTGTTGAAATCACCATCCAAAAGTCCGACCCCAGCGGCGGACGGGACAGGCGAAGCAACACCACCATTTACCGGGCCGAGTTTCCCCAGAAGCGCCAACATCGAGTCTGCGGCAAGCAGGTCTCGGCCCTTAGCCTTGATGTCGGTCAGGGCCGCCCCAGCTGCCCCGGTGAAATACGCGAGCTTGTCAGCTGCCGGCGAAAGGCCCGCCAGCGCCGCCAACGCCGCATTGTCGAGCCGCTGTATATAGGTCGAGAGCGCCTGGGCGTTGACGGTCTGCTGCTGCAGATATGCCGTGTCGCGGATAACCCAGTATCCCTGACCGGCCGCCGTGGTGCCGCGCCACGGCTTCGCCAGCGTCAGCTGCGTGTTGCTATCGACGGAAAGGATCGGGACCGGGTTGCCGTTGCTGCTGTCGAGGCCGAAGAGGCCGCCGACGATCAATGCCGTCGCCCAGGCGGTCCCCGAGCCAGTGACAACGGCGCTGCCGGCGGTCACGGAAACCGTGCCCGTTACATAGGGTATGGTCATGTCAGATTTTCCTAAGCTGGGATGCCGAGAATGTAATAGCGGATGCCGAGCACGTCGTCGGCGCCTTCGGTGCGCCACGTGCCCGGATCATCATCATCGTTGTAATAGTCGCCTGGTCGTCCGCGATTAGTGACAAACGTTGCACTTGTTTGGGTCAGGCGACAATGGGAGCTGTCCCCGCACTCGAAATTGCTGCTTGTCGAGTAGATCAACTGGCGAACGGATGGTAATTTGATCGACGCCTGCCAACTGCCGAAATTCTGATCCGAACCGGGCCCGTGTTTGGTCATGTACTTGACCATGGGGAACATGCCCGTGGCATCAAAATTGACAATCGTCTCGACTGGACTCCCTGCCGAAACGGGAAAATACCCCTCTTTGATGATTTGCACACACGGCCAACGACTGTCGATCACGATGTCTGCCCAGGACGGCGGGTTGGCGGAACCGGGGCGCAGGAATTGAACCACATCCACGCCTCCCTCAGTGAACTGCCTAAACACCTTGTTGCTACCATTCGTCGGGCTGTCGCCGGCGTCGAGGTACAGCATGAACCGAGCGCGCATAGCGGAGGCCGCGTTGAAGTAAATACGCGTGCCGCTAAACCAGTACTCCGCCCCCGCACCGTCTTCCATGTCGGGAGTCCATGGATAATAGATTGTGGAGCCCGTGTAGAAATGAACATCAAGCGCGATATTTGTCGGCAACGTTATCCCGGTATCGTAGAACGACTCTCCCGCTGGAATGGCAATATCTGCGGCGGCGATGACCTTCACAGGCACACGGCGGCTATCAAAGGAAACTTGCCATTCAGTCGCGGTTTCCGCGTTGTACCCGGGCTTGGCGATAATCATCTTATCCGAACGGATGATGATGTTCTTACTGCCGTTTGGCGCGAGCACGGGAGCTTCTAATGACGAGTCTTCATTGCCGGGAAGGTTCCACACGATCAAGCGTTTATCGCTGGATTGAAAGCGGTTGTAGGCGTCGTTAGTGTCGGAGTTGTTGATCCTCGTGACAGTGCCATACGGGAATGAGCCCCAATTACTGACAAGGCCCTGATAGTCCTTGAACCAACCGGCTTGGCGCCAGTTCCCCATAAACAAGTAACCACCCTGATCGTGGTAATATTTTCCGCTGTATCGGCGTTGCATCTTCATTTGGTTGAAGCGGCCTGTACTATTGCGGGTGGCCTTCACGTCGAAAAGCGGCATATTGTACTTCATATCCGGGAAGGCGCTATTCTTAAACACCCATATGGCTTCATTAAACCCGCCCGCGTCACCGTAAGCCACAAGCTTTTGATAGTTGGACGAGTTTGACCCGGCGGGAAAGTATTGGGTGCCGCTTCCGCCGGGAATAGTGTTCACACGCTCAATGTGGGCAATCGAAGCGTTCAGCGCATATTTCGAGTTGTAGAGGAACTTCGAACGCTGACTGTCTGGCGTCGTGCGCGGATTGTCAGCGTCGTACTTCATGATTTTGACGCAGCCGGCGCCGGTACTGTCGACGCCTATCATCGTGCGGACCATTAGCTAAAAACCTCGATTGTGCCGTTGTTGAGGTCGATTTTCATCTTGCCGTTCAGTGACTGAAGAAGACCGGCATTGACCGTTCCGATGTTGGCAATTGCGAGCTTCAACTCACCGTTTTGGAAGGCGAACGGCAGGTGACCACTGTTGCCCGAGAACACGAGAAACTGGTCTACTTGGATGGCCATGCGCGATTTCTGGATTCCGCCTTGGGTGTAGAGTTCGATGTAGAAGCCAGACACTTTGAAGCTCTGATTGGTGCCGGCCCGCAGCATGACGGAAAAGCGAGCGTCGACGCCGGACGGTGCTGCCACAGCCTCGAACTTCACCAGGCCTTGCGCAAAGCGGCCGTTGAAGTCAGCGCTCACCCCATTGATGCTGGTCGCGAGCGAACTGTCGCCATCGGCGCGCGCCGTCTCCTCCTGGATCAGGCGGGCAAGGTTGTCACCAACCTCCGCATCGAGGCTTGTGATCTGAGTAGAGAGTGCGCTGTCGGCATTGGCGCGCGCGGTAGCCTCCGTCTGGATGGCCGCCGCGTTATTGCCGGTTTCGGCCGTGAGCTGCGTGATCTGGCTGCTGAGCGCCGAATCTGCGGTCGCACGCACAGTCTCCTCAGTGATCAGGCGGGCATTCGTGCCGCCGAGGCTCGCCTGCAGATATGTCAGTAGTTGCGCCGTTGCCTCATTCTCGGAGACGCGGACCCGGCGCTCCTCGGTGATCTGCGCAAGCGCATCGCCTATGGTGGCAACGATCTGCTGGCGCTCGATCTGACCGACTGCGCCTTCGAGCGAGAACGCATCCAGCAGCTCGACGAGGCGCGGACGGAAGAACTCGTCCATCTCCTGCTGCAGTTCCTTGAAGCGGTTAAGCGCATCGTCCTGCAGCTGTTGCAGACCGGTCAGCAGCGTCTGCAAGCCGGTCGGCTGCGCCGTCGTCGCCCAGGGCGTGAAGGTGCGCAGCCGGTCGGGCACGGTCGTGATCGTCGCCCGGGCGTTGTAGACCTTGCCGGAGACGACGTTCTTCGTGGTGCGGAACAGACCGTCCTCGGGCGACGTGCACTGATCCTCGAAAAGCTCCGTGGTGCCCACAATCTGATAGACGAAGCGCACCGCCGTAATCGTCGGATCGTCCGGCGGGGTCCAAGTGAAGACGAGCGCCGGCGTGTCGTAGCCCTGCGCGCCGTTGATCATGCCGACGGCAACATTGAAGTTCTGCACCGTCGACAGCAGCGACGGGTTGATCGGCGGCGTCGGCGGGATGACGATCGGCCCGGGCTGGATACCGGCGTCGTCATAGATCGCAGCGCTGGTCTCCGAAAGCACCAGCGTGATGCGCAGCCGATCATCGGCCCGCCATTCGCTGATCAGCCAGCTCTTGCCGCGCCAGGTGATCCACTCGCCTTCCTGCACCGCGAGGCCGAAACGGCGGCTGACGGGAACCGTCGCCTTTCCGCCCATGCGATTCTGCCGATATCGGATATTGAGCAGATATTGCGCAATGTCCGGATCGGTCACCTGCAGGAAATCGACGCTCGTCTGGCGGTTACGGCCGTCGGCAGCGATGTCGGCATTCACATAGACCGGCTTCAGGCTCTCCGGGTTCCACATCGATTCTATCGAGGTGAATTGGCCGGAAAGGTGATTGAAGCGCTCGAATGCCGAGGGCCGGAACTGCACGTCCTTCGCCCGGTCGATCGGGATATCGGCCGCGGTCAGATCTTTTACGGGGATCTGCGGCGCGCCGGGAATGACGCCGGAGAGGCCGCGCCGATTGAGCCCATAGCCGGCCATCGCATCATCGAACTGCTTCAGCACCTCGGTGTGATCGTCGTCGCCGCTGACGAAGAGCGAGCACTCATAAGTCTTCTTGCCGTTCGCCCGCAGCGTATCGCAGACGTTCATCGCCACGAAGTAGGTGGCGAGGTCGATCTGGCCGAGGCTCTTGCCCTCGCCGATCAGTGTCCGGCCGGAGAGGAGCGCGCGCAGCCCGAGCTGATAGTTGAGGCGGTGCACGGCTGGGTTCTTCGTGTGGACCCAGGTCGACGGTGTGTTGAGCCGCTGCGTCCCGGAGCCACCGGCAACCGTCGAGTCCTTGCGCGGGTCGTATTCGCGAAGCCCGCGGAGCACGAATTCAAGTTCCGGCCGCCCCTTCGAACCGAAGAGCTTGTCGCTATAGATGCGCTCCACGACGACGTAGCAGATGCCGGCATTCACGCTCGTGCTCTTCCACTTGTTGCCAAGCGCTGCCGTGACGTCGACCAGCTTCTGATCGACAAGCTGGCCTGGCCTGCCATCGTAAAAGCGGATCGTCAGGACCGGGTCGCCAGAGCCGTTGACGAAGCCCTCGATATGATAGTTCGCGACCTCGTTGCCGATGACCGGCCGGGATACCAGCGCTTTCTTCTCGCCGTAAATGTAGACGTAGGGCTCCAGCCCGTCGCACCAGCCATTCGCGAGCACAAAGACCTCGGCATTCCATTTGTTGCCGCTGCCCCACTTGGCATAGAACGTCCGCTGCCCCTTTGTCTTGCCGACGCCGTAGAGCGCGCCGACCGGCACATCGCCGCCGAACTGGATCTCGCCCTGGACGGCCGTGTATTTCCGCTTCTGCTGCTTCTGCTGGGTAAGCTTGCCGATCGCCAGCTTGGCACCGAAGGCCAGAGCACCGCCAATGAGGCTGGCGGCAAGCGCAGAGCCGCCGAACAGCGCACCGGCGATCGCCGTCGCGATTGAAGTGAAGATTGCCATGTCAGGTTATCCGAGGTGAAAGGCGGCAATGACGTCGGCGAGGCCGTGATCGCTCCGGCCGCGCTCGGTCTTGGTCACGAAACGGCCGCCGAGGCAGATGCCGACATGCTCGGCGCCGTCGGAGAGGCGCAGGACAACGAGATCGCCAAGACGCGCTTCCGCCCCGCCCTTCGGCTCCTGCCCGAGCTCGGCCGCAAAGAAGCTCACCAGCGACGTATGCCCGCGCCGGCGCAGCGCCCGCTGCGCGCCGGCGAGCGTGCGATAGGCGGCGCGGTACTTGTCGGCGAGTGCCGAGCCGGCCAGCGCGTCGACGAAGGCGCAGCCGAGCATGAAGCAATCGGCCGAGCCATAGGCATAGGGTTTCGCAAGCTCACGCGCGAGCGTGGCTTCGACGATGCGGAAGCGGTTCATGGAATGTCTCCGAGGCGCGGGATGGACTGAACAAGCCAGGCCCGTTTGGTTCCCCAAGCGTTCCCCCGCCGTTCTATACTCTATAAGCTAGATCGATATCAGCGCGACACCTGTCCCCATTCCTCGGGGATGGTCGCATTCGTCGCCACGTGCTCCAAGCCCGTGTCGGTCGGATTATTGTCGAACTGCTGCTCGGCCTGCGAGCGCTTGACGCCGGTCGAGCCACGCGCTGATCGTCCCGGCGGCTGCAGGTCGATCATCATCGTCAGCGCCCGCTCGGCGCCCGAGACCGCGCCTTCGTTGTAACGGACCTGGTCGATCTCGTAGATGGTCGACACCAGCACCCCGACGACCGTGCTGGAATTCGGCGCACCGGCGAGCGAGGTGATGATGACCGGCGCGTTCTGGTAGTTGAACACCTCGATCCTCGCGACCGCGTCCTCAGGATCGGTCACCGGTATATTGGTGAAGACGATGGTCCGCGTGGTGACGGCGACGCCGACGGCGCTCACCAGATCCCCCGGCTGCAGATGCCGGTTCGGCAGATACACCAAACCATTATAGGTGAACTTGCGACCGCCGCGGTGGTAGCCGACCGTTTTGCCGGGCAGATCGAAGCGGATTATATCGAGGATCGCGAACTCGCCGCTCTCGACCAGGTCCTCGACCTCGGGAGATAGCACGCTCATGGGAGGAACAACTCCGTTGCGGTAAACTGGACGTTATAGTTCGGCCAGGTCTTCGGCAGGCTGAAGCTTCCCGCATCCATTTCCATGATGCAGGAAGGCTTCTCGAAATGGACAGTGCATGGCAGGGTAAAGACCTGCGTGTTGAGCGCGAAGCGGATCTTCAGCGTAACCACACCGGCAGCACTTGCAGTCGCGGCTTGCGTAATACGATGCAGCGATCGCACGAAGGTCGACTTACGGACCTCGACATAATCGCCGCGCCCCAGCTTAAACCCGGACGGCAGCCCCGAAACGACGATCGTGTTGCCGTCGGTGATCGACTGCAGTATGGCGTCGCCATTGAAAGCACCTCCGCCAGCCTTTACGCCGGAAAGGGGATTGCTGCCCTGATAGGCTATCGGCCGTGGTCGGTGCGCATCGTAGCCGGCGATTACACCGCCGTCGTTCGCATCCATGTTGAAGGCATCGAAGAGCGCCGCCTCGACCGTTGTCAGCTTCGACGCCGAATAGGAGGCGATCCAGTAAGGCGTTCCGGAATAGGCCGTCTCGGTGCGCCGACCTTCCATGCGGTTCGTATCGCGGATGCGCACCGGATCGAATGCAACCTGCCCGTAAACCACGCTCGGAAGCGAAATGACAAACGCCATTAGAAATCTTCCCCGCCATTCTGGCGATAGTTCGCCCGGGCTTCCTCGTTGCTGCGGACAATGCGCACTGTCTGGTGGCCGGTCTGCTCGAGGATACTGGCCAACAAATCCTTGCTCAGTACGATCTCGACGACGGTACGGCCGCCGCCTCCATCGCCCTCTGCCGACGCGCCGGACAGTTTGCTCGGCGCGATAATTCTGCCGTGGCTGGTTGGGGCAAAGAACTCGTCCTCATATTCGTTCACCCGGTAAATGCGACCTGGCGAAACATCGCCGCCGCCGGCGCGCGCCCCGCCATAGCCGAGGAAGCCGCCGAGGGTTGTGGTCGGCACGAAGTTGGAGGCGGAACCGCCTCCGCCGCCGAAGATCTCGCTGAACAGCGAACCGAAAAGCCCCTTCCCGTTTGTCTGAACATTGATGATCTCGCTGAGCAAAGCCGCGATCGCCTCCTTCGCGTCGAAGCTGCCGTCGACGATGCGCATCAGTTGATCGTCGAGGACCTGCCCCATCCGCTCGGCCGCTTCCTCGCTGCGCTCATACTGCTCGGCGAGCGCCTCCTCGGCCGCCAGCTGGCGGTATTTCTCGTCAATGAGCGCCGATATCTGCTGACCTTCCTTCGAGGTTGCCTCGACACCCGCCTCGCGCAGCGCGATGGTGCGCTCGCGCTCGATATCGGTGAGGCCGATGATCGCCAGCTCCTCACGCAAAGACGCGATCACGTCGTCGATCGCCTTCTTTTCTTTCTCGGCTTCCGAGACTTTCTTGGACCGGCCGCCGCCTTTTTCTTCCGTGGGGATCGGCGTCCAGGTCCTCTCGGCCGGGCGGTTCATCGGCTTGAGGCGATCGCTCAGGATGTTAACGATCTTCGCCTCTTCTTCCGCGAGTTTCCGACTCTCTTCCTTCAGGGCTTCTATCTGCCCGGTGTAGCCGGCAAGATTCGCGTTCTTGCTGTTTTCAAAACCAAGCTTCCTGGCGACATCGGAGAGCTTCTCGTCCTGTCGAGCCTGCGCCTCCTTCTTCTTGAGGATTTCATTCTCGATCTCGAGCCGACGCTCGCCGATTTCTGCTTGCCTGCCCTGAAGCGTGCTGTTCATCTGGTTTTGGAAATCGCGAAAACCGTCGATAAACTCCGCCAGGCTGTCGGCCGCCGAGACGATGGCGGATTTCAACTTCGTGCCGATTGTCGTCGCAAGCATGTTGAACTTGCGGTCAACGTCTGCAGCCTTCTGGATCATCTGCTCGTCAAGAACGATGCCAAGGTCATTTGCGGCCTGGATGGTGTCGCGGATGCCCGCTTCACCCGCCTCGATCAGCTGCACGAACTGCTCGCCGCCCGCCCCGCCAAAGATCTCATCCATGACGCGGATCTGCGCAGCTTTATCGAGCTCGCCCAGACGGCCGATGATCTCGGTAAAAAGCTCGGCAGGGTCCTCGAGCTTCGTTTTAAGGTCCTCGGCGGAATAGCCAATGCGCTGGAAGGCCTCAGCCGCCGATCCGCCTCCGGTGACGATAAATTCGTCGGCACGGAGGTTCAGCTCCTTGATCCCGTCGGTTAGTGCGTCGACGCCGACACGGTTCTGCTCGGCCACATATTTGAGCTCCTGGAAGCTCTTGACATCCAGGCCGGCGCGGCGAGCCTCGTCGCCGATCGCAGCAATCGCGCCCGCGGCGTCGCGCAATGCGGTGACGCTTGCGGCAGAGACAAGCCCGGTCACAAGGCCGGCACCGCCGGCGACCAGGTTCTTGATCCGGCCGAAGGATGCAACGACGTCAGTTGCCGTCGACTTCGAGAGTGCCCGCACCCGGGCAAGCGCGGACTCGAAGCCCTTCGGATCACCGGAGATCGTGACGGGAATATCTGGACGGCTCATTGCGAACCTCGAAAACCGAAATTAAGGAGAAACGACGCAGTTACCAGTTGACTCCCACTGGCTTTATGCAACTTTTGCCGCATTGGGGCATTGGGAGAAAAGTCGTGGCCGCCGCCATCTTTTTGTTAGGTATTTTGCAGGTTGTCGGTGGCGTACTTGTCGCTTTCGCAGCGAAGTCTGCCATGCATGAGATTCTCGGCGCCGTTTCCTTCGGCCTCGGCGTCGTCAGCGCGGCGCTCGGCATCATAATTGCCAAGATCGACGACTACGTGAAACCAAGCTGATCAGGTGCCGATCGTCCTCGCGTTCGGACTGCCCTTCAGCGATGGACGAACGCCATGCTCTGCGGCAATGCGCCGGACCTCTTCGCGCGAAATGAACGGTCCGCCACGAACATTCCCGGAAAGCCCCTCCACGGTCATCTCGAATTCCGCAGCCGTCGCCCTCCAGAACATTTCCGGCGACCAGCCGAGCATCTTCGGGTTGGTGGCGATCCGGTAGAGCGACTTGAGATGATCCTTTATCAGGAGGGGCTTACGGGCTTTCCCAGGACGGCATCTCCCGCGATCTGCGACGCAGTCCGCTCGTCCCGCCGAATTGTCCCGGCAGCAATATGCGCGGAGAGCGCCTGTTCGACCGCTTCGCGCCAGCCGAGCTGGTCGGCGGCCGAGATATTGCCATCGTCGAGGATCCTTGCCGAAAGCGCCGATATCTGATCCTCGTCATCCGCGACGATCAGGCAGCGGACGGCGCAGGCGACCGCCTTCGGCTCGAAACCGAGGAGGCGACCGTAGAGCTCGTCGAGCGTGCGGGCGCCGATCGCATCGGAGAGACGAGCGAGCCCGGAGAAGGTCACGGCGATGCGGAAGTCGATCGCACCGATGCGAACCTCCGCCTCGCCGCGCAATGGGTTGGCAGGCAACATTGAACTCTCCGCTTAGACAGCCGGCACGAAGGTCAGAGCGCCGGTCATGGCGCAGCGGATGTCGGCCTGCAGCTCGTTGGTCTTGTCGCCGGAGAAGGTCATCGAGACGAGCATGTCGCCTTCGAAGGTGCCGACGCCAGGCACCGTGACCTGATACTCGGTGATGACCTGATTGACGGCATCGGCGGTTACCGCCTTCATCGTGACGGTATCGACGAAGGCCCCCTGCCCGCTGAAACGAATGGACTGGATGCCATACATCAGCGCCAGCGTGAGCTTGCTGCCGGGATCGGTGCAGCTCGGCTTGGTGATATCGATTTCCTCGTTGTTGATCTCGAGGGATCGCTGTTCGGTGATGCAGGCCAAGGTGAAGGCGCCTGCGCCGGTCGAGCGGGCAAGCGTAAGCTGACGGCCGAGAGCCATGGCAAAATCCTCTTCGTGCTGGTGGGAGTGGTGGCGCTACAGCGCAGCCTGTTCGGGATTAGCGGCGAGCGTCTTGTAGGCGATCTGAAAGTTGAGCGAACCGGCAAGCAGGGAAATGCCGGTCTGCGGGTTGACGAAATACTGTTCCGACTGCAGCAGAGCCTCGATGGCGAGGCCGCCGAAGGTCATGTCCGAGGCCATTGCAGCCTCGATCAGCACGCAAAGCCGGTCGAATTCCTCGTCCGGCTCATCGTCCCGCAGGTGCACGACGATCGAGAGCGGCAGGGACCGATCATAGCCGTCCTCGCCGGCTGGACCCGATGAGGGCCGCACCGCCAAGGTCTCCGACCTGTCGGCCCAGGTGACCGTCAGGGCCGGCAGCTTTTCCTGCGGGATGGCGCCCTTGCGGCCGCGCCTCACCTTGTCAGCACCGGAGAACTCCGGAATAGCCGAGAGGCGGGCGATAACGGCCGCGAAGATCTGGCTGCGGAGATGCGCCATGTCAGGCGCCCGAGCGGCCGAGGTCGCGGAGCGCCTGGTTTACGACACCTGCGGAATAGCCGGCCTCGATGATCTGCGCGCGCGCCTTGCCGCTATCGAGCAGACGGCGGATGTCGGACCGGACCGCCGAGCGCAGCCGGGACGGCAATTGCGGCCACGGCCGCTGCGTCATGGCGCCGGCGATCTGGCGCGCGGCCTTCTTCCTGGCGCCCTCGTCCGTCGAGAACAGCGCCTGGCAGAGGTCCTCCATCGGATCAACGGCTACGGCCGGAGCCTGCTCCTGTTCCTTTGTCTTCATGATCAGATATCTCCGGCAAGCGAGATGCGGAGCATGGCCCGCGCATCGTCGTCGATGTTGATGACCTGGTAGGTGACGCCGCCGATCGTAACGCTGTCGCGCTGGCTGGCGAGACCGGGCACTGCGGAGGCGGACACGGCAAGCAGATGCGTGGTGCCTTCGACCGCCTGCTCCTGCTCCTCCGCAAGGTCGGTTTCCCGCCACACTCGCAGGATGACCCGCACGGCAGGCCTCGCGACACCGTCGACCGTGAACACGGCGTCGGCATTGCCGAAGGCCTTGGCGAACTTCGGCCCCATCCTTTCGAACATGGCGGGACGCGGCGTCATTTCGGAGCCTTGAGCTTTTCGATCTCGGCCTGGAGCTTTGTGACTTCGCTGGCCAGCGTCGCATTGTCGGTCTCAAGCTGCTCGTTCTGCTTCAGCAGCGTGCTGCGATCGCCGATCGCGCTGTCACGCTCCGCCGTCAGCCGGTCATTGTCGGCCGAAAGCCTGTCGTTGTCGGCTGAAAGCCTCTCGATCGCGTCGCGAAGCCTGTCGAGATCGACAGAAGGCGCCGCGGCCGTAGCCTCGGGGCCAGCGGTAAAGGCGCCGAAATTCTTGCGGAAATTTTCCGCTTCCTCGGCCGTGATCCCGCCGGTACCGACGGGAACCGGCTCGCCGGGCGCGTAGGATTTCTTGCCGACCTTGACGGTCACATTGAACTGCTCGGTTTTCTTGCTCATCGGAGCGTCCTTTCAAGTCCGATATCCGCCGGCAGGAGACCGGCGGACATGCGGACGAATAGGGTTGGGAGGGATTATCGAACCAGCGCGAACAGGCTGGCGTCGGGTTCCGGAGCAATCGGAAGCGGCGCTGCCTGCGTCTGGACGATGGTTCGCGACGGGTTCCTTTCCTGCCACATGTCCGGGAAGCGCTCCATCGGCAGGAGAGCGGCGTTGTCGAGGATGGCGCCGTAGGCGAAGTGGCCCTGGAACCCGAAGGGATCGAAGATCCCGACGCCCATGGACGGCCAGAAGTTGTTGCGCACGCCGCCGACGGTGTAGGGCTGCGAATACTGGATGAAGGTCAGCTCGCCGATGGTGCCGAGAACCGCGTAGTACTTGTTCTCCGCACCGGTGCTGACCGGCCCCAGCTGCATGATGCCGCCATCCTGGCGCCTGTTGTCGAGCGCCTCGAGGAACCGCAGCGACTTCTTCAGGAGACCTGCGGCGCCGGGACCGAGCAGGACCTCGCGAGCAGTGAAACCGCTGGTATCGGAGAGGAGCTGCGCCCACGCTTCGACATCGTCCATCGGATCGACGCCGACTTCGCCCCAGCGCGCCGCGCCGGCAAGCGCGATCGTCAGCGCGGGGTTGCGGCCGAAGTTGACGGTCTGCGTCGGATAATCCTCGCCCTCGACGATCACCTGGCCGGTACGGATAACCTGCGAGCACATGAACTCTTCGCGCCGCGTGATCCGCTGGTCCTGGTCGTCGATGATCGTCGCCAGATTGTAGGCATAGCGCTGCGCCGGCGAGTTGCGGCCGCCGATCGGCTCACCCGGCATGCGGATCATGTTGCCGCCGGGGCGAAGCGTATTCTGCGGCTTGACGTAGGCCGGCGTGAAGCTGGTCGCCTTGAAGCCGCGGTTGGCCGAGTCCTTGCCCGGCACGTCCGGGTGGACGAACGGCGCGAGTTCACGGTCCGGCAGGATCTTGTCGAAGACGATCTGTTCCATGTCGGAAAGGACCGTGGTCGAGAAATAACGATCGCGCAGGAATGCTCCGGGCGATCGCGAGGCGGCAGAACTGCAACGAGTTCTGCGGTGGAGAGGAGCAATTCTTCCATGTTCGGGTGCCTTTCGGTCTCTGCCTTACTTCAGGACGCGCACGTAGAGGGGAGCGCCTGCCTTGCGGAAAGCGGCCTCGACGGTTGCGGCCGTGTGTCCGGCGCCAAGGATGAGTTTCGTCGAATCGAAGGCGCCGCTTGCGTAGGCGGCGGCAACGACGTCGCCGGCGGATGCGTCCACGTCGAAGGCGAGGACAAGAGACGGCTCTTCGGAACCATCAGCCGCAGCAGACGCGGACAAGGTGTATTTGTCCGATGCAGTAATGTTGCCGAGGACAGCACCGCGCTTGAGGTTCTGACCGCTGACGATGGTGACGTTGCGGGTGATGACCGGCACATCGGAAACGAGCAGGTCGTTCGGGGCGAAGGTCGCTTCTCCCATGATCAGGAATCCTTCCGGTTACGGCCGTGACGGGCCAGGATGGTGGAGCGGACGGTGGAGATCACCGCCTGTTTCTCGGTGGCCTTGCCGCCGCCCGGCGTGCCGGCGCCGAGAGTCGGGCTCTTTCCGGCCATCCGACCGGCAAGGCGCGAACCGCCGGCGGAAGCGGAGGAGAGAAGCGCACCCGCTTCCTTGGCCGAGTAGAACCTCGAACCGAAGGCAAGCTCGGCGGCGAGGCCGGGATTGCTCTCGGCCTTTGGATGCATGAGGATCGAGCGGATGCGACCCTGCTCGGCGCGGCGGATTGCGCTGGCCGAGGTCTTGCCGTCGTCGGTCTCCTCTTCGTCGGTCTCGGCGCTGGTGTCATCGCCGGACGTGTCATCGTCCGTGTCCGAGACGTCGTCTTCAGCCGAGGTATCGTCCTCGGTGCCTTCGACCTTCTCGTCGTCTTCGATCTCTTCCGGCCGCTCGTCTTCCAGCCGGGAGCCCTTCCTGCCGCTAATGGCGGCGAGCACGCTCCGCGTGAGCGCGCTGCTACGCGTCAAGTTCGACATTCGTCGTCTCCAGTTGATGTTGGGGTTAGCCGGCTGTCCGGCTCAGTTCAGCTTCGAAGGCTTCGAGAACCTGCGAAGGGCGTGCAACCGCGTCGGCGAGGCCGGCATCAACCGCCTTTTGTCCACGGTAGACCCGCGCCTCGGGCATCGAGCCGGGGTCAGGCACGAACGGCCAGCTGGCATCTTCGTGATACGACCGCCAGCTCTCAAAGAGATCAGAGCCAACAGGCACCGGCTCGCAGAGATTAGTCAGCACCTCGAAGCGCGCGTCTGCAGAGCTCCGGTCGCGGTTCTTGGCCTGCGAGTGCAGTTCATTCACCCGAGGAAAGCCATTTTCGATCACTCGGCGACGGTGCTCCGCCTGGTCGAAGTCATGAGGAAAAATCAGCTCGCCGCCAGCACCGACCTCGATCCCCTTGCCGCCTACGTAAGAACGCGCCCGCGCCTCACTTGTCCGCATCAGGGTCTCGAAAGTCTGGTGGATGCGATCCCGCACATCGAGCGGCACCTCCACGGGCACAGCCCCGTCGAGCAGCGCTAGCGCCCGAATTCCGGCCCAAACGGGGCCGAACGGAGCAACCGGGATCTTCGTGCTCGGTGCCTGCACCTTCCCGGCCAGCGGCGAGACGTCGAGGAACTTCTTGTCCCGCAGGTAGACGCCGAGGGCCACGTTCTTGACCTTCTGCGCCTTGCACTCGGCGAGGTATGAATCGCGCCGCTCCTCAGCCAAACGCCGCTCTTCCGGCGTCAGCTTCTCAAACTGCTGCAGAGCCCAAGTTGTCGAGGAAGCGATCGCACCCGGCCACGGATTGTTCGCCATCCCCATTTCGAGAGCTTTCACCCGTTTGCCGAATTTCGACGGATCGTCCTGATCCTTCAAATCGCCTTCGCGCGCATCCTCTCTCTCTGATGGTTCTATTGGTGGTTCTATTACGGTTTGGGTGTCACGGTGACACCCGTCGGCGTCGTCTGTGTCACCCATAGACGTCGCCGTTGTCACGGGTGACACTGTGTCATGGGTGACACCGTGGCACCCGTCGGACGCCGTTTTCGGAACCTTCAACCTTGCGAGCGCAGCCATGTTGAAATCGTAGCGGGTCGCCTCTCCGGGCTTGCTGCCGCCCTTCCTGACGACGACCAGCAACCCCTCTTCGACGAACTCGGCGAGGATGCGTTGCACCGATCGCTCGGAAAGCTCGGTCTCTTGGGCAAGGCGGCCGACGGTCGGCCAGATGCCCTTGCCGTCGTCGTCGGCGAAGTCCGCCAGGCGCACGGCCAACATCTTCCGGTTCGTCGAGCCGAGATGCGCTTTAAATAATTGTGACATGATGGCGATGCTCATTTACGCGGCCTCCTGCCGCCGCACTGCTAGGTGGCTGCAATTGGCCGCGACGAGCGCTTGTGCCACCGGAGGGGACACCGAATTGCCGACACAGGAGACCTGAACCGACTTCGAGAATTCGCGCCAGACTGGGCCGGCGCCCTCTGCTTGATAGTTCCAAGCACCATCAATGACATAGTCGGACGGGAACCCCTGCGCATTGAAGAGTTCGCGCGGAGTCAGCATCCGCATCCCGATATCGATGATTACGAAGGTCTCGCCCGAGATCTCAACTGTTACGAACTCGCGATCGTCCCAGAAGCCCTGCGCGCGCGAACTGGATGGAATGGACCCGCGCGGTTGGTATCGCGACCTCTGGGACAGCATCAACGGCGTCGGCGCATGGGCCGCCAACCCTTGGGTGATCGCCTATAGCTTCGATCCACTGCGGAAAAACATCGACGAGGTCGCCCGATGAGCCACCCGGAGCCCTCGCCGCAACAGAAGCGCATGGACGCGATCCGCAACCGGGTCGCGCTCGCAACATCCGATTGGGGTATCCAGTCGGATGGCGGCAAGATCTGCCTGACCGCTGCAAGCAAGGAAGGCGATTTCCTCGTCGCGACGATCGCGGATGGCGCGCCGATCGGCGACAGCGAGATGGTTCTGAACGCACCTTACGATCTGATCTGGCTGCTCCGGACCTATGATGCCCTCGCCGGCCGCTATCGCGCCCTGGTCGCCGAGCTGCGCCGCTACGCGCCCCCGCAACGCGAGAAGCCGAAAGACTACGCCGCCGAATGCGCGATGAAGTGCGCCGAGGCGGCCTTCAAGAAATTCCTCGAGGAGTGCCACGGCCTCGCGCGCCCGCTCACCGACGATCGCGCCGCAACAAAGGTTCGCTCCATTCTTAACATCGGCTCGCGCGCCGAGCTGAATGACGACTTCGCCGCAGCCGCCCGATGGCAGGATCTGCGCAGCGCCTTCGATGCCTGGAGGCGCCGAGGATGAGCAGTCGTCGTGATCGCATCCGCGCCAAGATCATGTCCCGGGTCCGGATCGACCCGGTTACCGGTTGCTGGGAGTGGACCGGCCCTGATTCCGGCAAGAATGGTCGCGGCAAGGGCTACCCGCGCATGTCCCTCGATGGACAGACCGTCGCGGTGCACATCGCGATGTGGACCAACGAGCACGGCTATATTCCCGGCAAGAAGGAACTCGACCACGCCTGCCGCAACCGCCTCTGCGTGCGGCCGGAAGAAGACCATGTCGAGATGGTGACCCGGAAGGAAAACGCGAAGCGCCGTGAACAGGCGAAGCGCGCGATGATCGGCCACAACGGCGGGCCAGCATTCATATGTGAGGAAGCGTAGAGATGAGAACCCCGGACCCGATCACCAACCAGGTCTTTTCGACATCCTTCTTGCTCTTCGCGCAGTACGGCGGCAAGGCGATTATCCCGGTCGAGGATGTCTGCCGCGACTATTTCAACCACCTGACGCCTGACAAATTCCTTCGCAAGGTCGGCAGTGGCGAAATCCCCCTGCCCGTCGTGCGTGCGGAAACATCTCAGAAATGCCAGAAAGGCGTCTATTTGCAGGACTTGGCCGATTATCTCGACGCCAGACGAGAGGCTGCGCTTAAGGAATTTCGCCAGCTCCACCGCGCGTAGTCTGCTACAATTTTGCTACGCGAGTTTTCCCGCCTTTGTTTTTACTACATTTTTTCTACATATCAGCCCCATCGATCATAGGCGCCACGGCAAAGACAGGCGCCTTGAAGTACCTGTTTTCTCCCCTCTTCCCGTCAGTTTGCACCGATTCCATCATGTCTCGTCAGCTCTCGTTTGATCCCTTTTAACCCGTTTTGCGTTGCCATTGCTACATGCGGCAGCGGTCCGAGGCTTGTAGCAAATCACGTGCACAATCGTCGAGTGAAAGAGAGATCGTTAATATAACCGATAGAAGAAACAGATCAGAACCAGATTATTGGATGTATTGTTCCTTCGCAATTAATACTGTCGATTGTATCTTGTGGCCAAAATCGGGCAGCTCTCGGCGCCTGCAACTGGATATTCTGTTGCAGATCAGTCAGTTATAATATTCTTGCGTAAGCCAGCACTTTCTGTGCCATCCTGCGCCGCGCTGGAGGCTGAGGTTCGAAACATGTCCTAAACTTTAGGGAAGGAAGCAGGACAATGCGTAGAACAGGAAAAACTATCATCGGCTCATTGCTTGGTCTCGCCTATGTCGTTGCCACGCCATTTGCCTCACTAGCGTCGTTCGATGACGGCCTGCGTCAGAGTACAGCGCTCGCCGGTCCTCATGGTGACGTCCTTGTCGTTGCCGACGCCGGCAGCGCGCCAGGCGGAAGTCAGGAGACTGGCTCAGGTGGCGGCCAGGATACCGGTTCCAGCGGCGGTCAGGATAGCGGCTCCGGCGGCGGCGAAGGCTCCGGCGGCGGCCAGGATACCGGCTCTGGCGGCGGTCAGGACACCGGCTCCGGTGGTGGCCAGGATAGCGGCTCCGGCGGCGGCGAAGGCTCCGGCGGCGGTCAGGACAGCGGCTCAGGTGGCGGTCAGGATACCGGCTCTGGCGGCGGTCAGGACAGCGGCTCCGGTGGTGGCCAGGATAGCGGCTCCGGCGGCGGCGAAGGCTCCGGCGGCGGTCAGGACACTGGCTCCGGCGGCGGCCAGGATAGCGGCTCCGGCGGTGGCGAAGGCTCCGGCGGCGGTCAGGACAGCGGCTCCGGCGGCGGCCAGGATACCGGCTCAGGCGGTGGAGAAACCCCGGCTTCCACTTCGAGCGACTGACACAGCACCAATAGTCGCTGAATCACGATGATTTCAGGTCGGGTCGACCTGACATCATGAACGTGATCGACTCTAGGAAGTTAGGGCGGGATGCGGACGGAAAACCGCACACTTTTCTCCTCATCCCGCTCTACTGCCACAGGCAGAGGCGGTTGAAGCTCATTGAAACCCCGCCTGACGGAACCACTCCTGAATGCCGGCAAGAACTTCCGCTTTGGCGCCCTCGAGCGTCGGCGCGTAGCGGAAGCCTGTTTCACCGGTACCGTTGCAATGGGAGATACGCCAGGCCCAATCGCTCATGGCCTGCCGTTTCATGACAAAGGCGACTTCATGTATGCCAAGCATCGCGCAGAAAGTCCCATTCTGCAGCGGCAACCAAGTCAAACGGATCTCTGCAACCGTCACCATTCCAGCCCTCCAACAGCAGAAAAGGTATAAAATGGGGGCCAAGTGCTTGAAACCCCGCCATTTAAGGGGATGCAGCGCAATGCGGGTGGCGAAGGAAAGGACAACTCCAGATAAGGGCTTGTTCGGCGATGAGCTAGCGCCCCTTCCGGCGAAGATATCCGGTCGGCCGCAGCGGCGGCGGACAGAAGCAAAATTGTGTTTCAGCAAAATTGCGGACAAACCGGAATCCCTGAGCTACATTGAAGCGCTTGGCTCGGTCTCCGGCCTTTCGCGGCAGGGAACCGGGGCTGACCCGGCAGCGTTCTTGTACATGATCCCGGGAGCGGGAAAGCGGCAGTCGAAGCCGGTGTCCGTCGCTTGTCGCCCGATAGGAACCGAACATACCCACGACGCGGGGCACGATTGCCGCGTCGCTGCAATCCAGGAGGAGAAGCATGCAGGTCTTGTGGAGCAATCCCATCGAGCTTGGAATGACCGGGGGTGACGTGCGCATGGTCAAGGGACCGTCCGATGCGCTCCGGTGCCTCGCGGACCATTGGCCTTATCGCGGCCCCTATTATGTCGCCGCGCGCAGCGCGTGCCGCGCCGCGATCGACGGGCGCCGTACCTGCGAGGAAGCACGCAGACTCTTTCTTTCCGCCGCTGAGGAGGCGCGCCTTAAAGCGCACTAG